AACTTTATTTCCGTACAGTTTATCTATGTTATCAAAGATTCCACTATGTGTGATGATTGTTGCCGTGTTTGTTAATTCTGCACCTACAGCCATCTCAATTCTTTGTTGTTGTAAATCAAGTTTTATTTCTTCATCTGAGAATCCTAAAATATGTTTTTTAGCCCACGATACGGATACCGGTGCAATACCTGCAATTGCCGCCACGGCTTGTTGGTATAATGCAATTTTTTCTTTCCAAAGGTCAACTTTTAATAAGTCGGCTTGTGAAGATGGGTTAGTTAATGATAATGAAAAGTTTGATAATTCATCTTCAAAACCTAATAAAAATAAATGTATGATAGCAATTTTATTTAATTCGGCAACCATAGATTTTTGAATCTTATTTATTGTTCTTGCAAAACGAATATCCATTAATGATAAATCTTTTCCACCACCAACAGCATCCTCAAAACCTAAGAACGCTTTTGGTACTCTAAGGGCAGTTAATAATTTCTTTTGGATATATTCAATATCGGCAATCTCGGATAAGTTTGTCGCTCCCGCCAATGTTTCTATTGGAGATGCTTGTGCTGCGTCACGAACAGGAATAAAATAATCTTGGTCAACAGCCATTTGGTTGAATCTCATATCTACATTTCCGGTTTTAGAATCGACAACTTGTTCTCTTTTAAATTTGTTTGCAACACGTTGTACGTAAGCTTCAACATCTTTGTCATCCATATTCCCAACAAATACTTTAAATACACGTCTTTCAGGGGCTCTTGCCGTTCTATAGATTAACATTGCGTCTTCAGATAACAATAATTGTTTCCAAATACGTCTTGCTTTTTCTAACATTGAAGTTCCGTAAGGAAGTTTTCTGTCGTCACCTAATAAACGGAAATGTGCAATCTCCCAAGAGTTAAACTCCATATTTTTTGCTTTCCAATGGAATCTTAATCCTTTGTTTTCCGCCGGTTCTTCAACATTTGCCGATTTTGCTGCCATACCTCTTTCCAAACGTTCTATCTCAATGTTTGGTAATTGCATACATCCAACAATACCTTTGTCTGAATCTAATTTTAAGTAAACAAAGTTATCACCATACTTACAGGTATTTCTTGTCCACATTGTTAAGTTGGTGTCGATATCTAATACGTTATTAAATAAGTCGGCTAAAATAGATTTAATTCTTTTTGATTCAGAATAGATTTGTAAAACATAACCATTTTCATCAACAGTTGTAGATTCTTCACCGTAGATATCTAACGCTGCCGATATCTCAGGAGTATACTCCATTGATTCGTAATCATAAAATGAGGCCAAACGAGTTGGTTCATAATATACTGCTTGGGTATAAAGATTACTTTCAATCTTTGTCCATTGATTCGCTAAATAAAAAGTTTGTTGTGCTTGTAATTTCTCTCTTTCGTATTCTGCTTGAGAAGTAGTTTTTAATAATTCCTTCTTGTCTAACTTATATGTTGGGTAGTCTTGGTTTAATAACGAATTTGGACCAAATGCCTGTGAGAGCCTCTGCCAAACCGTTAAATCGTTATTTTGATTATTTTCCATATTTTAAATTTAAATATATTTTTACTTATATAAATAGTTTACTTTATTCGATATTTGTCATTGTTTCTTTTATCTTGCCCAATACCAAATAACTGTTGGATATCCAACTCCAACAGGATTCATCCAAGGGGCAACAGGGCTCCAACTCGGAGTTACCAATGTTCCCCACCAACTACCATCATTCCCATTTGTGGTAATATAAGCGTTACCATCAGGTCCACAACAACTTTCATTAGTATAAAACGGCATACGAAATTCTACACTTTCTGAACTATATTCCCAAACACCTGTTGAGGAACCATTATCATAAAGAAAACGAGTTACTTCTGAAATATTTTTACGCCATCCATTCGTGTTTTGATATGCGTCTCCCCTTGTTTGTCCTGATGCTCTTTCTGTGAAACTATATCCAGATAAAGCGGTATATATACCACCATTAAATCCTCTAACGTTGGCGTCAAACATATAATCAAAATTAACAGGTAATCTCTTAATGTAATCGGCGTATCCTATAATACTATAATTTTGAATTATACTAACCGGGTCAGACGGCGGTGTTGTTTCATTAAGAAGTAATGTGTTTTCAAACGTCCATCCCGCAGAGGTGTGGTTGGATAAAAGTAATGTCCATCCACCACCACCGGTTGTCATATCCGCATATATTTGGAATGGTGTTCCTCCACTTATATTATCATTTTTAATCCAATATAAACCATCCGGAGATGATGGATAATTTGTTTTAATTTGATAAGCATTATCTCCCGCAGTTTGAGGAGTCAACCCGTTTTTATAACCTTGTGTTGGTGTAACCGTAGGTGTAATAGTTGGTGTTACCGTACTAGTTGGTGTTGGGGTTGGTGTTGGTGAAGGAGGTGGAGGTATGTTAAAAATTTGAGTTGATGAGCGTCTATCATCAGTTATAGTTGCGTTTGTTACGGTATCAATCAAAACCCAATTAATATTATCATCGGAAATTTCCAAAGTCCAACTTACAGGGTCTCTTGCTGGAACATCATTACCGGTATTATAATAGTAAGAATCAAAACCAATATTTATTGTATTATCCATATATATGGTTGCGGTACCTACAGGACCAAAACCAAACGAAATATTACAATACTTACTAAAAGTATCATTATCAACTAAATTTTGTGCAGTTTCATAAGGAACTATATACGTACTATCAGGACTTGTTGCAGTTGCGTTAATATTCCAAAGTGATTCACTACCGTTTGAAACTAACACTAAATCAGATACTTGAATTGCAACATCATCAGTTCCTTTTTTCTTTAATAAAGTCCATCGTAAATATCTTGTACTATATAATGGAGGTATTGAATTTGTGGGTGTCTGAGTTAATGTTGGAGTATTGGTTAATGTTGGAGTATTTGTTTGTGTTGGAGTAATACTTGGAGTTATTGTTGGGGTTGGAGTTATACTAGAGGTTGGTGTTGGTGTAGGTGGCGTAATAGTTGGTGTTACACTTGGGGTTGGTATAGGTGGAGCACCCCCATTAATATTATTGTTTTTAGGTAAATTTTTTGTAAATGAAGTTTCAATTTTTTTAGTTAAAATTCCTTGACCCGGTACATTAAGTAATGACCCGTCAAATATTTTACCGGATTTTTTTCTATTAACAAGCCCTCCCGATTTAAAGTTGTTATCAACAATAAATATGTTTGGTTTTATTTGTTCGTTAAAATCAGGTGTCATATCAACAGAAACATCAATACTCCTCTTTCTATCCGTTAACCCCATTATTCTTTATTTGATAAATATTACCTAACACCAAATAACCAACCGTATTTAGCGTAATCGTCTTTACTAACTTGTTGACCCCCAAATTGATTAACTCTATTTTGATACATAGGTATCACAGGGTCAAAATTAATACTTTCTTTTATGGTCTCATTATTATTAACAGACCAAGAATCTATCATTGCTTTAGTATGTTCCGTAACTTTTGTTAGTTTATTGAATGAGGATTCTGCGACATATGTTGCCATCGCAATTGACATTATTAAGTCATCGTGATGTCCTTTTTGATGGTCAGGTCGACCATTGATATATACAAAAGTATTCATTTCATTATATAAACGAGAACTATAAATTCTAAATTTATGTCTCATCGCCTCTTCAAATGAAGCAATAATTTGAACCCTTTTGTTGTTAAAATTTAAACCGGGTATTTTATCTGCTGCTGCGGGGTCGTATTTCCATTTATTTGAAACATCAACACCGTCAACATATAAATCTCGATAATTCATTTCCTGTAATTTTCTAGATGTTGCAACTCCCATACCACCAGTAATATCAATCACAATAAAACAAGAATATATTGTTGCCCATTTATGACATACTTCTGCCATAGTATCGGGTGGAAGTTTTCCAACAAATTCGGCAACTTGTTCCATTGTATCAAAATCAACAATTTGAAATGAACTAAAATCCTCAGAATCCCCACGAGAAACGTCGACACCCATAATGTATTTATGTCCAACAACAGGTTCCTTCCAAACCCAAAGAGCGTTACCCATCATTTTACTAATAGGTTCTTTGACTTGGTTTTCACGAATATCTTGCATCATAGTAGAATCAAATACGTTATCACCGGAACCTAAGAAGTTACATTCTAACTCCTGAGATACTTTACGTTTATCGTATTTTAATTTTTTCACCATTTTCTCAAACCAAGATGAACAAGGTTTGTAACCAGCATCCATGAGAACTCGTAATTCAGTATAGTTTCTATCTTTATAAGGGATTTTTGACCAATCAATAAAATCGTTAGGGTTATATTCTTCTTTGTTTAACAAATAATGAATAATATTATCTGTTTTAACAAAAAATAAATCTTTGGTGTATCTTGGGTCTCTATACCAAAACATCTCCGTAATTTTGAAATCATTCATATTACGTAACGCTTGGTCATATATTTCATAATAAATTTGGTCGTAACCATTGGGTGTTGAAACCACAATTACTTTACCCCCCGTAGATAGGGACGCCATACAGGCAGACCAGAAGTCACTATCGGCTTCAATAAACGCCGCCTCATCAAATACAAGTATGGTTGGTGTAAATCCACGCAAGGCATCCTTAGATGTTGCAACGGCTTTAACCTCACAACCATTTGTTAATTTATAATGTTTTTGGGAATTTTTGGATTTATCAAAATCCACACCTGTCCAAGACGGCCATTGTCCAACAAAGGATTTTATTTTGTTCGCCATCTCCAATGATGTATCCAACTTGTTGGCAATAATCAATATTTTTTCA